TACTCTTTCATCATTGAGCCAGATACCAAAACCTAAATCTATGTCGATATCAACGGTATCACCGTCAACAACTTTTCTAATTTTGCATTTATACTCGTACATTTTGATTTTCCTTTGTTTTTTTACATAAACTATTTATAATCGCTTTACAAAACCTTGAAAATATTGTATAATAGAGAAAAAATCACATGATAAAACGAAAAAAGAACAAAAAGAGAACAAAATCTCTGAAACAAATCTTAGGAATGAAGATTATTCCGATAAAAAAGTTAAAAAAACCAAAAAAATAGGGTTTTTTGCCATTTTTTTCTTGACAAGGGGCTATTTTTAGTGTAGCTTATGTGTATATTATGAAAAAAACGCAGAAAATAAGGGTTTTTAGTGTGCGACAGATTGCGCCCTCTAAATTGTTGAAAAATAAGGGTTTTATTCCATGGAATAATCCATTTTTTTCTTGCAATCTATCCCTTTTTCGTGTATTATATCTGTATATTATGAAAAAAACAACAAAGGAGACTATATTATGTCAAAAGTAAAAAACTATTATTGGGATCTTGCTGAAAAAGAGTCTGATACTATTATTAACAATTATGTTAAGAATGAAATAACAAAAGATGACGCTATCAAACAATTGTCAAATGTTCAAGGTATCGAACTTTGTGGTATTGATGAATACAATGTTGACGAAGTTTTAGATATCGCTAAAAGTGAGGCTGCTTAATGTTTAAAATAACTGTATTAATACTTTTAAGTTTAATTTTATTAAATCAATGTGTAGGGAGTATATTATAATGACTACTACTTTTTCTATAATCGGAATCATGTGTTTAATATTTGCTGTCGGTGCTATTGACGGTGGGTATAACGGTGTTCCTATGAACGACAACTGGACAATGTTCTTTGTATTTACAGTTGTTGGAATTATATCAATGTTACTTGCAATCAAATCACAGGAGAATGAATAATGATAAAAGTTGAAAAATCTGCAAACACACTAGACGAAGGAATTAAAAACCTGATGGCTGGTGCTAAAGATGATTATGTAAAATGGTCAACTCTAGGTGGCAAAGAATTATCTGGCTATTGTAAAGAACAAGTTGAAACTTGGGATAGTAAAACAAGAGTTATGCCTGGTAAAAAGTACATCAAGATTGTACAAGAAAACGGTGTCTTTTGTTTTATCGCAAAAGAAGATTTTAAACATTTTAAAAAAGGTGATATATTAAAAGCTGCTGGTTATAATAAACCTGCTTTAAACTCACCAAGAGGTAATATACTTTCTGGTAATTACCCTATACAATGGACTGGTCCATTATACTTGAAATGATGAAAGGAGAACTATAGAATGAATACAAATCAAGTTATGAATGAAGTTATGGCTGACAATGTTGTAGAAAATATTGCTCAGATGAATCAAGAACAGAGAGATTTGTTTGTAAACACTTTTGTTAAAAAGTGGCCTATACTCGCAAGTCAAGTCTCTTTGAACATAGAAGCTACATTACAGGAGGATGTTTATGATAATTAGGATTGGTAGTGATGTATCTGTAAATGTTAGAAATGTTTTACCAAGAGAAGGTAAGATAACTGACATATCTCTCGCCCTAACAACAGATGATCCTGCAGGTGAGAATGGTATACAGGTACAAGAATATGATACCGACATGGGTTATAATGGCTCTATCGGATATGTAACAGAGAACGGTGACCAATATTGGGCATACTTCTCTCAAATAGAAAAGGATATATAATGATAGGTGAAGAAAGATTTATTACAGCAATCATAACACAAGCTGTTGAGGATGCCTCGTATCAAGGCACAAGTAAGAAATATTTAAAACATAAAGTAAATGCCATTGACTGGATACTAAACAATGAAAATGAACATCATTGGGCATTTAATGAATATTGCACAATGGTAGGTTTATCACCATCAAGGATACAAAACAAAGTGAGAACAATTGTAAATCCAAAACTAACAAGAAAACAACAATCTATAATGAAAGGATTAAATTAATGATAGATTATAAATTTAAAGAAAATATTATTGTAAATGATGTAATGGACTATGTCAATAAGACATATGATTCACACTACGCTAAAACAAAAAATTATCAGGCAACTGAGATTATCATAGACCAAGGCCACGGTACAGGTTTCTGTATGGGCAATATTCTAAAGTATGCTCAGAGATACGGCAAGAAAGAAGGCCGTAATAAAAATGACTTGATGAAAGTTATACACTATGCGATTATACAATTATCGCAAGACCATTATCAAGGCAATCAGCCTGAACTTAAATCTCCTTTGATTGAGAAATATAACAACTCTTAAACCAGTCCCAATATATCTTATCATTAAAAATTTCAATCATACTATTATAAGATACTTTATTGTCTAGTATATCTTTTGCTAGACTTTCATATTCATAAGTATCTATCTTCACCCTTCTACCTGGTGGTAGTTTAGATAACACGATCCACGTTCTTTGTTCTTTTGTGTATTCTTTCATTTCGCTCCAAGCTAGCTTAGGTGGTTTCTGGAGGGACGCACATGAGTACTTATAAGGACCAAGATTTATAGATGTAGTGTATAATCACAGCAGGACATACTATATCGAAAACGCATATCAACTGTATTGGATGAACAACCTAAACGCATAGCAAAGTATTCTATATATTATTGAATGAAAGGTAAAAAATGGTACAACTTATCCAAGGTATCATTGACGCAATTCGCTTTCCCTCTTACTCTTATTTTGTTAATAATGATAATGTGGATCCAAACGTGGTCCGTTATTTCAGGACAGAATACGGCAAACGCTGGGAGGAAGCTCTCAATGACTACCTCTATAACAAATCTAAAAATTAAACGGGATTAGGGGAAAAAACTATCTCATAGCCGCCGCCTAGGCGGTTTTTAGAGGTACGTCTGTATGATAGTACCCCTCTTATTTCGTGAAATTGAACTCGTAACCGATAACTATGCCGATATTGTTCTCGTCATACTCGTAAGCGGGAGAGACGAACCAGCCTCTATCCGTGTATCTCATGAACGGCACGATATCACCACCACTATAGCCAGTAGCAAGACCTATCTCTAGATTCACGAAACGGTCTAACGCATACTCCTTGCCAGCATATAAACTGATATTGCTCTCGCTATTATAGAAAGCGCCTGTGATTGTGTCGTCTATCTGACATCTAGCGTGTGGATGAATATTGTTATATGAGTTATCAAGGCCCATGTGCATAGACATGGCCAGTAGTATGGATATACAGGTGTTCAATTAATTATCGACTGGAGCGTTAGCACGCCATTGATAACAGGACCAGTATCTCGCCTTCGTCTTTGGTCCTGGATTATCACAGTTATGTCTCGCACGGAATGATTTACGTCTCGCAGGATCGTCTCGTTTGATGGATAGTCCTGTCGTATCGCCAAAGGATACCTTCTTGACCTTATCGCCATCTTTCACATACACATAGAACTTCTTACTACCGCCTCGTATCGGGTCGTTCAGTTTCACCTTACGCCCTTGATACATCGCTTCCTCGATAGGTAGGTCCTTATACATACCCTCGCATACCAAATCTATACGTTCAACCTCTTTAAAACTTTTCATATTACTATTTATAACAGAAAATTTTTTTTAGATTTTTTCCTACGCTTTTGGCTGAGTTTCGACATACACGAAGGTCTTGTTGCAATACCCACAGGTGACCTCATTCGTCTTGTCAATCACATAATATACAAGGGGGTGGTCGCCGTCAGAGCAACTCACCTCCCTCGTATGTACTATTTCCCTATTCTGTGTTATGACTTGCCTTTCTTTGTAAATAAATCAAGCTGTATATTCTTATACCTCGATTGTTGTTCCTTCTTACTACGTCTACCCTCTCTGATAGATATACTATGTAAGCGATCCTTTATCTTTAATTTCTGTTTCTTGAGGTCTGTGATTAATTCTCGATTGTGATAATTCTTACGTTCTAGATTCTCGATTTGTGTATCTAGATGTCTATGTAGAGCCGCAGCCCTAGAGTCATAAGCAGTTGTCATATATTCTCCTTTTCCAAAAAAAAAATTTGAATAAACTCCTAAACAGGAACTCCTAGTCTAGAA